AGCATGCCTGATATTGCCAATAAGATTGATGAACTTATCGGAGTATTCAGTAAAGGAATTTATAAACTTGAAAATCTTGCATAATGGCATTCAAAGAAAACATCAAACTGGTACTTGACCTCTACAAGAAAGAGCAAGTGACCTCTGATCAGGCTTATGAGCTTATTTCAGACATGGTGACCAAATCCTTGGAATATGAAGTTGGTGGAATTTCTTTGAGTAACTATTGGAAAAATACTACAACCACCAATGAATCTTTTCCATCTCAGCAAGAACAAAGTTGAAGTAAATCCTTCTACTCTTACTCTTAAGGAATTCAATGCCTTATGGACAAGAGATAAAAGCAAAACCAAAACCCAAGCCATCAAGGAGTTTTCCTATATTTACTTCAAGGTGGATTGGAACAGTGTCTATCAGAACATGCCTGAAGAAGATAGACATGAAACTCTGAAAGAGGATCTGGATCTTGGAGAAACTTGGGAACCAGATCACCTTTTGGTGCAGGCTATAAAGAAATATGAAGAGTTGCAAGAAACTCCTACCATGAGATATGCCAGATCTGTCCGTAAGGCTTTTTGGGACATGGTTACATATTTTGAAAGAATTGATTATGCAGAGCGTGATGTGAAAGGTCAGCCTGTATATAAGATACAAGATGTTACTAAAGCAATGGGAGATTCTGGCAAGCTCATTGAAAGTGTCAAGAAGCTTGAAGCTATTGTGAAGAAAGAACAGCTGGAATCCAGCAGAGTGAGGTCGGGGGATGAGCTTAATCCATTTGAAGATCCTGAAACCGAAATCTGATGTTAAAAGTTACCAAGACTGCTGCTGGAGAAATCAAATTGATCTATAAGGACAGGACATACATTCTGCCTCAAGAAGTATATAACCTGTTGGTTCAAGTGATCAGCGCAGATCTGTTGAAAGATGTTAAACACGAATAAGTTCAGAGAAGCTGCAATGCATTATGAGGAGTTTGGTACTTATACCAAATATCCTAAGAATTCCAGATCTTATCTTAAGTTCTGGAAAGAAGAAAAAAGAAGATGTATTGAAGGTTATAAAACTAAGGATGGTGACTTTATAACAGGTTACCATTATTTCTATCTGAACTATTGTCCAATCTATGTTGTAGTTCCTCAGCTTGATGATGCTGGCAACATAGTGTATGGAGATGATGGCAGAATAAAAGGTAATCGTGAGAAGAAATTCCCTAAGTTTTGGGATGGTGATTGGCAGTATTTCAATTACTTGGAAGAAGCTGAAAAACAGGGTAAGCACGGTGTAGTACTCAAGACTCGTGGTAGAGGTTACTCTTTCAAGGGAGCCAGTATGCTTAACAGAAATTACTTTCTGATTCCTGGGTCCAAGTCTTATGCTATTGCTGATCAGTCTGCGTTCTTAGGAGGTGAAGACGGTATTTTGTCTAAGGCTTGGGAGCAAATGTCTTTCATAGATGAGAATACAGCTTGGGCTAAGAAGCGTCACTTCCATGATACTGATAGTCATAAGAGAGCAAGTTATAAGATAGTATCGGGAGGCGTTAGTAAAGAGAAGGGTTACATGTCTGATATTATCGGAGTGACTCTTAAGAATGACCCTAACAGAGCAAGGGGTAAAAGAGGTAAGTTGATCCTGTTTGAAGAAGCTGGTAAAATGCCAGCTCTTTTGCAGGCTTGGCAAGTTGCGCGTCCATCTGTAGAACAAGGTAATACAACCTTTGGTCTAATGGTAGCGTTTGGTACTGGTGGTACCGAGGGTGCAGACTTTGATGGCCTTTCAGAATTGTTTGACAATCCTAAAGGCTATAACATTCTTCCTGTGGACAATGTCTGGGATAAGAACCTAGAAGGCACAAAATGCGGGTTTTTCATGCCTGAATACATGAATATGGAAGGTCATTATGACCTAGATGGCAACTCAGATATCCAAGGAGCCATTAAATCCATAGAGGAAGACAGGCAGCAGGTTATCCAGTTTACCAAAGACAAGACAGCTTACCGTAGGTATGTGGCTGAGAAGCCAATGAATACTATAGAGGCTAGGATGAAACTTACGGGTAACATCTTTCCTACTACTGATTTGCTGAATGTGTTAGCAAGACTTGAAGTGGATCCTAACTATGAAGCTGGGATATTCAAGGGAATGTTAGAAATAAATGAGGCTGGTGAAATATACTTTAAAGAAGATCCTAAAGCGAATATTATCTATAATTATCCTCACAAGCGAGAAGATAATACAGATGCTGCGGTTATCATGTATGAGCCTCCTGTTAGGCTTGACGACGGCACTATTCCTGGGGGTGTATATATTGCTGGTATTGACCCTTATGATCATGACCAATCTACGACAAATTCGTTAGGTAGTACTATGATTATAAATAAGCTCAATAATAAGATTGTAGCTGAATATACTGCAAGACCTAACTTAGCCAAAGAATACTATGAACAGGTTAGAAGACTACTTACTTTTTACAATGCAAGAGCATTGTATGAGAATGAGAGAAAAGGGATCTTTGATTACTTCGAGTCTAAGCACTCTCTACATTTACTTTGTGAAGAGCCTAGACTTATTAGGGATGCTACTAAGAGTCCTGGTGTAAACAGGAAATACGGTCTGAAAATGACTGAGCAGATCAAAAGATATGGTGAAGGATTAATCAAGACTTGGCTTATGGATCTTACAGACCAAAAGTCTTTCAAGATGAATCTGCACAATATACAGTCAATAGGACTGCTTAAAGAATTGGCTCAGTATGATACTGATCCAAGAAAGAACTTTGATAGGGTTATGGCTCTTGTGTGTGTGGTGTATCAGTTGCAGGAGGAAAGAGAATATATTCCTGATATTGACAATAAACCTAAATTCATGCCTATGCACAAACGTGGGATTTTTGCTAAAGGCTTTCATATTGTTCACCCACAATGATTCTAAACTTTTAAAACTTAAAAAATGAAAAAAGTATTTTTTATTGCAATCCTTCTTACAGGATTGATGTCTCTAACATTTGTAGGCTGCGAGAAGGAGGGCTCTACCCCAACCGCAGAAGCTACATTCAAAAAAGGTGGTAGAAATAATACTGGTGGTAGTGGCGATACTACTAACCGTGATAGTCTACTTAATGCTTGCAATATTGTACTTGCTGACACAGGACAATCCTACCCTACTGTACAGCTTACTAATCTAAGATGGAGAAAGCAGACAGGATACAGCTATGATCAATCTACTGGTGGATACACATATCCATATGATATCCTTATCATTGAATTTGATGCCCCAGTAATTGCTGGAAAAACTGTCAACTGTTATATGCTTTTTGCTGACCAATGCCAAAGCCGTGTAGTATGCAACAGAATGAATGGTCTAGCAGTTTCTCAAGTAACTACTTGCAATCCTACAACCAGATTCTTTTTGCCAATTGGAAATACTTGGTTGAATCCCTATGTCCAAACTTACACAGGTTACATCTATGTAGGTACAGTTGGAGGGTGTATTTATCTTTCCCAAAGATTTACTTTTGAGCCTCCAAGAATTCTGCAACTGTAAAACAAAAAGTAAAGTTGCTATAGCAATTTATTAAAATCAAGTAAAAACCGCTAAATTGCATACTTAAATGATTATTTTAGTAGATTGCCGTAAATAGAATGGAAACAAGAGATCTAAAAGACATAGGCCTAGTATATTTCCCCGTACAAAAAGTTCCTTATGAGAAGAAGGATAAAAGCTGGAGGGAAAGATGCGTTGATGGCGTAATTAATATTGCGTATAACTATGGCAGATCCAGAAGATCTCCAGCTAGGATTAAACGCAGAAACTATAATTTGTTCAATAACAAAATTGACAAGGCTGATTTTGATTATGTTTTGAACCCTTTTAATTTGTCTAAGGAGAAGCTGCGAGAGTTCAACTTTCCAGCTTCTCTTCAGCCTTATGATGTAGTTTCTCCTTATTTTCAGTTGCTTATTGGGGAAGAGTCCAAAAGACTTTTTAATCCTATTATAAGAGCTATCAATGAAGATGCTGTAGCTGAAAAGCATAATATGAAGAAGGCTGAAATCCTTCAAACTCTTCAACAAATGCTGATAGGTGAACTTGACCCTAGTCAAATTGATCCTAACAATCCTCCTCCAACTCCAGAAGAACTTGCTAAATATGAACATTATTCTCCTAAGATGATGAGAGAATCTGTAGCAGATAAACTGCTTCAGTTCAATCTTAGGAAAGAAAATGTATTTAAGACTTTTAATGACTGCTTCAAAGATGCTCTTATTGCAGGAGAAGAAGTAGTAAGAGTAGAAAAAGTAGGTAAAGGAGTAAAAGTAACCAGAGTAAATCCTCTTGAAATCTTTTATGTACTTAATAACAACTCTGATGAGTTGGATGAGTCTGAAAAGATTTATGAAAGGAATTACTTGACAGTATCAGAAATTGTAGACCAGTTTTATGAATATCTTACAGATGATCAGATCACTGAACTTGAACAGATACAAGCTGGAGCTATTCCTACTACTGTATATGGTGCACCTATTCTTAATATTGGTGAGGTAGACAGTATCTATACTTTTGAGGATGACTATGGCCAACGTGGTATTCCTGTACATAGAGTAAGATGGAAATCCAAAAGGAAAATCGGTGTCTATTATACTAATGATGGACAGACCGAAGAACTTGTAGATGAGACTTTTAAGGTAAACAAAGAAGATCCTACATCTTGGGTAGAATGGTTTTGGATCAGTGAGTATTGGGAAGGAGTCAGAATTGGTACAGACATGTACATTCATGATCTTATCAGGCCCAGAAAACAGCAGTTCAGAACCATGGATAACATCTCTGAATGCAAATCTGGTTATGTAGGTAATATTTATTCTGCTACTAACTCACAGTCTGTATCACTTATGGACAGACTTGTACCTTGGGTATATTTGTACATGATTGTATGGTACAGAACAGAATTGGCTCTTGCTAAGAACCAAGGTAAAATCGCTCTTATTGATACATCCTTGATTCCAAGTGGTTGGGATCCTGAGAAATGGATGTATTATGCACAGGCTCTTGGCTTTGGTTTTGTGAACTCTTATAATGAGGAAAACAGGGCTTTGGGTATGGCAGGTGGTGCTAATATGAGTGTCCAGAACAAAGCTCTTGATTTGGATACAAGCTCTTATATTATCCAGCATATTAATCTTCTTCAACATATTGATGAAAGAATACAGAATACTGCTGGTATTACAAGACAAAGACTTGGCTCAATTACAAGTAGTGAGCTTGTGGGTAACACTGAAAGAGCTGTCACACAAAGTTCACATATCACAGAACCTTATTTCTTTCTGCATGAGGATTTCAAAAGAAGAGTTTGTGAAGCAATTGTAGAAGTATCTAAAGAATGTATCGGAGATAAGGATACAAATATCCAATATGTGACTGATGACCTTACTGATGTATTGTTTCAAGTAGATGCAGAAGATTTTGTAAATGCTGACTATGGAGTGTTTGTGTCAAATAGTTCCAGAGATCAACTTGCCCTTCAAGAGATGAAAGGTCTTTTGCAAGCTGCTTTGCAAGCTGACAAGATCATGCTTTCTGACGCTATCAATGTATTGAATACTACAAGTATTTCTGACATGAAAGGCAAACTGCTCAAGTCTGAACAGGAAATGTTGCAAAGACAGCAGCAGCAACAAGAACAGCAGATGCAGATGCAACAGCAGCAGATTGCTGCTCAGCAACAAGCTAATCAAGAAAAACTCCAATTTGAAATGGATAAACTTGATAGAGAAGATTACAACAAAGAGCAGGATAGACAGAACCAAATTCAAGTTGCTGAAATCAAAGCTCTTTCATTTAGTCAAGACCAAGATGCAAATGANNGACGTGGTGGAAGCTACTGAAAAAGCTCTTTTGGAAAGAAGAGCCCAAGAAGATAATAGACAACTACAAGAGAAAAAACTACGGCTTGAAGAAAAGAAACTTGAACAAGCAAGTGTTCAAGAAAAGAACAAGGTTAAGATAAAGGAAAAAGAGCTTGAAATGAAAGAAAAAATTGAAAAGCTCAAAATGAAAAATAAGCCTAAGAAATGACCAAGAAAGAAATAGATCTTATTAGTTCCAGAGCCAAAGGCATCAAGGGTAAGATTTATTACGATGAACTTGGTAATAAGTACATCGGTCTTGTCAATGGTAGAATTGTAAAGGATACTACAAGTAATATTACTACAGCCACTGTAACACAGTTAGCTAAACAAGTAGCTAATTCTGTAACTGGCACTGTCACTTCAGTAAACACTCCCATAGCTCTAGATGATCTTACAGATGTTACTTTGACATCTCCCACATCAAATGAATATCTGGTTTACAATGGAACTGATTGGGTAAACCAAGCTGCTCCTGCAGGTACAGGAACTGTAACTAGTGTGGGGCTTAGTGCTGGAACTGGAATCTCAGTAGGAGGTACAAACCCAGTTACTACTTCAGGTACTATCACAGTAACAAATACTGCACCTGATCAAGTTGTCAGTTTGGCAACTACTGGAACAGGATTAGCCGTTACTGGTACATATCCTAATTTTACTTTACAAAATACTTTACCAGATCAAACTGTAGCACTTACAGCAGGTACTGGTATAAATGTAACAGGAACTTATCCTAGTTTTACTATTACAAACAGTTCTCCTGGAGGATCAGGAACAGTTACAAGCATTTCTACTTCAGCTCCTATTACAGGAGGTACTATAACTACTACTGGTACTATAGGAATCACACAAGCTTCTACAAGTACAGATGGTTATCTCAGCAGTGCTGACTGGAATACATTCAATAACAAAGTAAGCACTAATAATGCAATAGCTTACGCAATAGCATTAGGATAATGGCAAAAGTTCTGATAGGCAGTGAATTAGGAGCGTATACTTTTAACAAAGTAACTAAGACTGTTTCTTTTACAGGATTTAATGTGAGTCTTGAAAGACTGCTATTAATAACTGACATTACTAACAATACTATTATTTATCAGTTTAATGACCCCCTTCTTGGAGGTACATTGTCTAATAATGTACTGACATTAACTTATAATACTAATACTGTATCTTTTAATAATACAGATAAGTTACAAATATTCTATTGGTCAGAAGAGCCGCAACAAACTGCTTTATTGGATTTAGCTCTTAGTATCAAAAGAGATCTTCAAATGATCAGAAGAGAGCCTTTAGTCGGAGCTGCTGGAACTAGTGTAGTTCCAAATGGAGGTACAATTACTACAGTAAGTGCAGTAAGTAGCGTAGTTGCACTGACTAACTTAGGAGGTTCTACTGATCTGTATGCAACATTCCCTTACCAGTTGCAAACTAGAGACACTTTTAATAATTTTAAAAATAAAATTATATCCTAATGTCAACAACATTAACATTTAGAGATATTGTCGATCTTCCAGAATGGAGATCTATTTCACAATCCGTAGCTGGTGGAAATACTGCAACAGCTAACTCAGCTGGAGTAGCTATGTGTGAAGATCTTAGATCTAGAGATTATGCAAATCCTTTGGTTTATTTTTTAAACGGTACTGTAACTTTCTCATATAATAATAAGCTTGATGCTTGGGGGTTTCACCAATCTGCTGGAGCATTAGGTACTTTTACTACTGGATCTACTGGTGTTTTTGTACCTTCTTTAGGTCCAAAAGGATTGCTTACTGGTACAAATACTACTACTTCTGTAAATCTTGATACTATGTGGCAAGGTCCAGCTGCTGCTACATGGACTAGATCAGGTACTACTATTACTGTTACTACTTCAAGAAATCATAATCTTGCAACAGGACAAACTCTATTTTTGTCTGTAACTAGTGATGCTACTGCTACTGGTGCTGTAGATGGTAGTCCTAGTCTAGGTAGTAGAACCATTACTGTAACTACTGCAACTCAATTTACATTTACAGGATTAAATGCTGGCGCTCTTTCTGGAACACTGACTATTGGAATGGCTGCTTGGAAAGAAGCATTGTTAAGTAATAGAGGGGACAACCTAGGTTATATAATTAGAGTTATTGGGTCTTCTGCAGGAGGGTCAGGAAAAATAGAAGAAAGAAGAATAATTGGAAATACTGCAGGACCGACTCCTACAATATATCTTGACAAAGCACTTTCATTTACTCCTCAAGCTGGAGACTCTTTTGAAATTCTATCAGGTTCAGTTTTATTTTTGAATACAGGTGCTCTTACTACTGGTATATTTAGAAGATTTGATATTGCCACAGGTACATTTTGTAACCTTTCTACTACAAATTTAATAGCTACAGTAGCGACTACTCATAATCAATTAATTTCTTTAGATGAACAATATGTACCTTGTGACAGAAACCCTGGAGAAGGATTTGTTGTAGGAAGTGCTACTTATGATATAACTGGAGATTTTACAAAAGGATGTTTAGCAGCAACAGCTAGTGGCGCTAACACAATTACTGGTCAATCATCTGGTGGAGATGATTTTGTAGTAGCTAATCAATTTAGAAACTACCAAATTAGAATAGTAGAAGATACTACTAATCCTACTGCTGTTAATCAACGTAGAAGAATTACTTCTCATACTGCTGGTCCATCTGCTGTATATACACTTGCCTCAAACTGGACAGTTACTCCAAGCGCTACTTGTGAATTTGTAATTGAAAATGACACAGATAGGATTATTGGATTTATGGGAGGGGCCACCACTATTTATAATTATTTTGTAACTAACTTAGCAAATACAGCTGCTACTCAAAATACTTGGGATACTACTTCATGGGGAGCCAGATCTACATCAATTGCACAAGGTGGAGTTACTTGGTATGCTTTTGGTGTTTCTCCTACTCTTAATAAAAATGCAAAAAACACAGTAAAATCAAGTACAATAATTTCATTTAGAGGATCTAGTTCATTTTATGACATACTTGATATTTCAGGAGCTGCTACTGGTACTTGGTCAAATGGATTATTTGCATATAATTTTGGACAAGGTACTTATGATGCCTTTACAAGTATGGATTATGCTTATTTTTCATATAACCCTTATACTCAAGATGGTAAATATGCCTATTTCTTTTTAGGGGCAAGCAGTACTACAGGTAGTTCAATTCAAAGAGCTTGGGGAAGAATGAATAGTAATAATGGAACAATTGAAAAAATAGCTGGTCCAAAATTAGGTGTGGGTTCTACAACTATAAATGCTAGTAGACAAAGTTGGATTAGTATGTTTCAAGATGGTACTACTAAGATAGCTTTTTACAATTGTCCTAGACCATTTGTTCCTGGAGAATTTTTACAATTAATGCTTGCTAGATAATCATAATTATGTACACAGTAATATCATATAAGGAAGCTTTAGAAAACAATTCTTTTATTAGAATTTATGACGATTCTACAGAAAAGACATTTGAATCTCAAGATGATGCATCAGCTTATGCCTCTTATTTAGCTGGAGTAAATGCTCAAAAAGGTCCTAATACAGCTGTAGATATGTATGAAAAAAATGTATACGCTCCTGGAGAATTAGATGTAGAAGAGCTTAAAAAACAAGATGCTCTTAATAAATTAACTGATGCAGAGAAAGAATTATTAGGCTTATAAAATAGCTATAATAAAGTATAATTATTTACCTAAACCTGTTTAAAAACACAGAAACTAAACTTAATTTTGTAAATTACTAAAAGAAAGATTGTGGCGATGGAAAGTAAAATTGATTTTTCAGCTCTTGAAAGACTGAACATGCCTCCTATTAACATTGAGGCTAAAGATCTTGAAGCAGTAGATGGACAACCTTTACTGAGTAAAGATGAAATTGAAGATGCAAAAGAATCTGCAATAGAAGAAGTAAACGGTATCCATGAATTCTCAACAACAGAAGAAGATACTGAGGATTCAGAAAATAATGGAGAATCTGCCAAAAAAGAGCAAATTGAGGCAGAAACTTCTAATGATGATGATGAAGACTCAGAAGGAACAGAAGTAAATACCGAGGAATCTTCGGTTATTTCTGCTGTTGCTGAGTGGGCAAAAGCCAAAGGAATCTTTGACTATGAGCCTGATCAATTTGAAGACTCTGAAGATTGGCTTGAAAACAAGCTTCTTGAAAAGTCTAAATCTTATGCTGAAGAGTGGAAAGAATCCCTTCCTCCTATTATCAAGGAAGTGATTAACAACTATGAAGAGGGAGTACCCTTGGATGAGTTGATCTACTCAAAATCCAGAGAAATGGAATACCATTCTGTGGCAGAAGAAGAGTTAGGCAAATCAGATGGACTTCAAAAGAAACTAGTTGCAGATTGGTTGTATACTCAAGATTTCAGTGATGAAGAGATTGAGTCTAAAATCAAAAAATATGAAGATGCTTTGATCCTTGAAGATGAAGCTAAGACAGCTCTAAAGAAACTTAAAGTCTATGAGGCTAAGTATCAAGAGCAGTTAAAGTATGAAACTGAAAGGAAAAAGATGGCAATGCAGGAAAATTACAATCAGATGCTCAAACAGATTGAGTCTGACATCATGAGTTCTGAAGAAATCATTCCTGGTATCCAACTTTCAAAAGAAGAGAAAAAGAAGGTTTATGATGCTTATACAAAGCAGGATTCTTCCAGAAAAACTCAACTGATGAAAGCTCTTGAAAGTGATCCTCAAGCTTGGTATAAAATCACACAATTTATGGTGCTGATGAATGGTAATCTGAAAGATGTAGAAAAGAAGCTTACCACTAAAGCTACCAAAAAAGTAAAAGAGACTGTAAATACTTATAAGGAAACTCCAGGTCTTGGAAAACTTACAAGTCCTTCAAGTCTCAAGGCTATGAAAAAAGCCATTGAAAAGATTAAAAAGACTTACTAATAAACTTAATAATTACATTTTTTAACATAGACACAAATGGCAACACAAGGAATTAATGCGCTACAGGTGTCTTATTCCAAAAGTTGGGCTGGCCTAACTACGGATAACCACCTGTATGCTATTTACCAAAATGAGCCTCAGCTTGCTTCTGATATCGTAACTGAGGTTTTTAATAAACTTGGATATTCAGGTCTTGACAACTTCCTCTCCAAATACCCTGTCAAGATTATGGAACATGATGGAGAGTATGAGTGGATGCTCAAAGGTGATGACCGTAAGGCCATCAAAATTGTAAGTTTTTCTGCAGCTGATCTAGCTCGTCCAGGTCTTAACCAATCTATCTTTACCATTGAAATGGAAGAGCGTTGGTTTGGACAATCTGATGTACTTCAGTTTGATGATAAAGAATACACCGTTAGAATTGTTTCTGATGGTTATGCTAACGGTCTAAACTGGATTTATGAAGTCCAAACTATGGATCCTACTCCTGGATCTTTCATTCCTCCGCAGTTGCTTACTGCTGGAAGAAAAGTATCTCGTGGTTGGAATGCTGTTACCAATACTCTAAATGATGAGTATTCTGGCCCTCAGTTTACTTCTCACTTCAAAATGCGTAATATCTTCTCAACTATGTCTAAAGAGCAAGTTGTAGCAGGTAACATGCATGACCGTCCTCTGTTGATCAAGCTTACCTACGATGGCAAGCCTTTCACAACTTGGACACGTTGGCAAGATATTGTAACTGACTATCAGTGGAAAAAAGAGAAGGCTAATAACCTGATGTTCTCTAAAATCAACCAGAAGTCAGATGGTACTATTGCTAACAAAGGCCGCAATGGTTTTGTGGTTAAGCAAGGTGCTGGTCTTCGTCAGCAGATTTCTCCTTCCTACAAGTTCTACTACAACCAGCTTACTCTTGATTATCTGTTTGAAGTAGCGTTGAACCTGTCTATCAACATTCTCCCTGAAGATCAGCGTGAATTCTTGATCCTGACTGGTGAGCGTGGTATGATCTTGTTCCACAGACTTATCGAGGACAAAGTTCATATCTTCCAGCCTCTGGATTCTAAGCGTGTATTTGGCTCTGGTCAGAACCTTGGATTCAGCGGTCAGTATAAGAGCTTCTTGGGCCCTCAGGGTGTTAAATACACCGTGATGCACATGCCTGAGTATGATGATCCTATTGACAACCGTCTGCCACACCCTGATGGTGGTTATACTGAAAACTATCGTATGACTATCATGAACGTAGGTACTACAGATGGTCAGCCTAACATTCAGAAGGTTATGCCACGTGGTTCTGAGAAGAAGTGGTATGTTCCTGGCGCAGTTAACCCTACGCAAGGTCCTCAGAATGGTGGTATGGGTGCATCTAAGGTTGATGGTTACAGCTGGCACTACATGTGTACTCAAGGTATCATGTTGCGCAACCCGCTGTCTGCAGCTGAAGTAATCCCTAACGTATCATATTAATTATAAATAAATCAGTCTATAGGGGCCCCCGTCCCTTGGCAGGTGGAGGAGAAATCCTCTGCCTTGCCTAAGACTGAAAAAGTACTAAGTGTAGAAAGATTTAAAGTGATGGAAAAAAGTACAGAAACTCAAGGAGTAATCAATCTTAATCCTGCAGCGAGAGAGATTGACAATATAAAAGGCAAATGGATTCTAAAGCCTACCAAGAAAACTTGGTTGTATAATCTGGATCCAAAACATGATGGAGCTGTAATGTTCAGCAGAACATTTGCTTCAATCTGTCCAGAAAGAGATGGGGCTACAGGCCTAATTAAAACTGGACTTAGCGAGCAAGCTGCTCGTGAACTTGAAAGAGAAATGAATTTGTCTCAAGGAACTCTTTCACAATACAATAAGAATTATTGGAGTTCTCATACTCTCAATATTTCAGTTCCTTCAGAAGGAGTTATTTTGGATTGTGATAGAAGTGCTCTTGACAAACTAAGATATAGCTATCTCAAAGTATGCTCAAAAGTGGCTAATAATGCTATGGAAGCCATGGAAAATCCTCTTTATGAGTATGTACTTACATCTGAAGAGGCTGAAAATAAAACTGACAGCGAGAAATTCATGATCAAGAAGAATGCTTATAAGAAGTTAGAAACTTTGAATTTGCAGACTCAAATGGATTTCCTGCTTGTTTATAAACAAAATAAATACAAAGTCACTAAAACCTCTACTGTAGATTTCATTGCTTCAGCTATGGGTAAAGTGCTTGAAGAGGATCCAAAAGGTTTCTTGGAACTGATTGATGATCCTAATTTCAAAGATTACGTGTTCCTTAGAAAATGTCTTTCTAACGGACTTTTAAGACAAAATGGACCTTCTTATGTCACTCTTGGAGGAGATGTACTTGGTAACAGTCTTGAACAAGCTGTAGGAAATCTGAGAACACCTGAATATAATCATATTAAAATTAGCCTTTTGGCTAAACTGGATAACGCTAAGTAAGAATGACTGTAAATGAAATGCACTTGCAATTCAAGGTTGGTGTAGATAAGACTGATAGTCAGAACTCCGCCAACTTTACACCTGCAGAGATAGATCTCTATCTTTCAGATGCGCAAGAGCAATTCATTGAACAGAGAGCTTACGGAAACAATAGTAAGAAGGAGTCTGCAGAGGAGACACAGCAAAGGGTCAAGAATCTGCAGAGTATAGTGTACAATGCCACTATCACTCCTCTTCCTCCTTCAGCAGATAATAAACCTGATGGAGTATTTGTCACGTTACCAAGTGACTATAGGCATGCTTTGGAAGAAGAGGTGTTAGTCTCTTATGTTGATTGCAATAACGTAATTCAACAGCAGCGGGTGTCAGTGGTCGCACTTCAGCATGATAAATATGCTAAAGCTGTGACTAACCCCTTCTCCAAGCCTAATCTAAATAAGGTATATAGACTACCTTATGGAAGATTTAATAATGCCGAACACTTTGAAATTCTGTCTAGTCCAGGATATTCTGTGGTTAATTATTATTTGAGATACCTTAAGAATCCTACTAAGATTGATTTGGCTCAAAGACTTACTCCTCCAGGACTTCCTGGGACAGCCCAAGGAGAACTTGTTGATGAAGCCTACAGAGAAATTATAAGAATGGCTGTAAGAAACGCTCTTGGTGATATTGAATCTCCAAGAACACAAGAATCTATGCAGCGTCTAACTGAAATTGAATAACTTAAAAACATCTAAAAATGCCTTATCAAACTCCCCTTGCCAGCATTGTGACTTCTAGTATTGGAAGAGGTGCTGAACTTAAATATGGTCCTGGTAACAATCAATATGCACGTGCATCTGATGTTAACCCAATTATTGATTATCTTGATGCTAGAGCTGGTGTCAATGTAGCTGCTGTAAGTGTAAGTGCAGCTTCTTACACTTATACAAGTTCAGCTCCAGCAGGAACAGTTACTTTTACTACAGCAATTGCAGCTAGTGGTGTTACTACTCTTACTATTAACAATCCAATTGCAGCTACAAGTTCTTTGGTATTTGCAAATATTAAAAGCTTTACTGCTGGTTCTCCAGTAATTCAAACTGTAACTTGTGGAAATGGTACTATCACAATTACAATTCTAAACACTAGTGCTACTCCAGGCACTGCCGTTACTCTTTCTTTTTTAGTTCTTTAATTCTATTATTCATATATTTATTAACTCTCTAACTTAAAATAAAATGTCTGTATTCACACAAGGTAATATTCTACAATCATTTGTAGTAAATAACACCAAATTGGCTGGTGCGCCTACTCTTCCATCTGCTACTGCAGATCTACTTACAGTTATGGCTGATAGTCAAATTGTTGCTGTAGGAAAACCTGCAGGTATTAGTACTCTTTACGAACAAGTAATTCCTGGTACTAACCCTGCTGCTGGTACTTATGATTACTTTCGTCTGGTGCAAAAAGT